GGAAACCGTGAGTTATTCTGACGATGATAAACATCGTCGTTTCGACTCATCCGACAATTTGCCATTATCGATTAAGAAAGATGTTCTTCTTTATCGTTCATGTCAACTTGTGCTTCGTGAAGTCTCCAAGGAACCTGGTGGAACCTTGAAGAATAAAATCGAATCTGATATCAGAAACATTCTTGAATGTAATACCTCAATTCCTGCTATTGAGCAGGTAGAGAAGCTTACTCTGGAAGTTTCTAGATATAAGAGTGAGATTTCAGAACTTGAAAGGAAACTTTCAAAAGCTGAATCTGATCTCGATTCTGTTCACGAGTCCGATAGACTTAACGAGGGAAACCATTGGTTTCTTTGGTTAATTCTAACTGCGGCTGTTCTTACGACGGGTTATATCCTCGGGAATAAATTCCCGGTATCAACCTATTCTTATAGGGATGCTACTATTCCTGAGGAGAAGGTCGTACCTTCTCTCAAACCTTAGGATAACCTCTGAAAGGAGGGTAACTAATTGAGCTTAAATGCTCAGTTTGAGAGTGGTTTGAGTCTTCGTCTCTCGGTGACTGGTATTCCACCCTATTTGGTGAATGATATTTGTTCATCAATTATGAGGTTGGCCCGATGTTCTGGTGTAGTATATGCTATAGAGCGTGTAAAAGCTCTTAAGCAATTACTAATCAAAGGAGGCGATGTCCCTTCTGGTTTCGCGAGAAATCGAAGTGGAGATCTGAAAGGGGTCTTCGGATCTCTTTTACGTTGGGGACGTAAAAGCGAGTCGAACTTTGGAAAAGTTCTTCAAGCCTTTATGTCTTATACGTACTTCTCTTTTGAGAAGCCCACGTCAGCTCAAAAACGAAAGTTTAGAGCAGCCGTGTCATCTGACAAGCCTGATAACTTGTCAAGTGAATTTCATAGAGACTTTGCATTGTCTCTACGAAGGACCTTCGGCAGACAGACGATCCAACGTGATGGGACTAACAAACTTATTACGTTTCGAGGATCTAGTTCTCGTTTCAGGCCTGGACTTAGTGGTTTGTTTCCACGAAGTTCAACTGATTCAGGAATTGTAGACTATTGCACGCTTCTTCAGGTGCCTAGTTTCCGTAAGATCTTCAAAGAGTACTCGGAGTTGTTTCGTCCAGTATTCGATGGAATCGACGTTAATTCTTACACTAATAGTATGTTTATCAAGGATGTTTCTCTTGATCAACGTACTCGTAGTCAGAATTATCCTGCAACTGGAGGAGAAGTTCACTTCCTGATGCAAGAAGGTGGTAAGATGCGTAGTATTGCATCTCCTCACCTCGTCTTTCAATTGGCTTTACAGCCACTTGGTTCTTCGATTTACTCGATTGTACAATCGCTTCCTTGGGATTGCACATTTGATCAGTCTAAAGCTGTACCGTTTGTACAGTCAGCTCTACAACAAGGTTCGACGGTTCATTCAGTCGATCTCAGTTCAGCTACGGATCATTTTCCAATGACCCTTCAGCTTTCCTGTCTCCGATCTCTGTTTGGTAATCAGCCAGACATAGAGTTATTTTTGAAAATCAGCCGGTTACATTGGTTGACTTCCGAAAATGATATGATTCGTTGGAAACGCGGCCAACCGTTAGGATTATATCCTAGCTTTGGCTCGTTTACAATGACTCACGGATTCTTGTTGTGGTATCTTAACAATCAATCATTTAACAATGATTTCTTTGTTCTCGGTGATGATGTTATCATCTTGAACAATGATCTTTATGTTAAATATATTGCTTGTTTGGATACTATGTCATGCCCGTGGTCTTCAGAGAAATCAATCTCTTCAACAAAGCTCGGTGAGTTTGCTGGAAAGTTGATTACATCATCATCAGTCATTCCGATGATGAAGTATAAAAAGTTGTCTAACGACAATTTTTTAGACATCTGTAGATTACTAGGACCTCGTTCCCGTGTTTTACTCAGTAATCCTCAGAAGAAGGTTTATGATGATGTTTGTCATTTACTTCCTCCTTTTGGACTTAACTTCAGTTATCCTGGGAGTAGTTATCTCAAGATGATGGAAGCTACTGAAAAAGCATGGAAACCATCGGATGCAGTCGTTGCATCCCTGATGGGACTATCATCCGTCGTCCGTAAGAACATCTACGGAAAACGAATTGTTCAGAATGTTCCTACAGATTTGGAAAATCTGTTGAAACTTCTGTCCACTTTCGACGAGAAAGTAGTTGAGGTTCTTCAGTCTCTCGTTCCATGGGAGTTCTGGAAACGATTTCAAGGGTCTCCGATCCTTGAAGGGTATGCTGGAGTACCTTCGGCAATCAACGATGACGTTGTGTTGCCACTGAAGTCGATGCCCTTACGGGTAACGACTTTAAAGCGGTATCAGGCTATACTAGCCCATAGAGTGTAGACTCCTCATCACTCG